GGGCATGTATGGTTTCCAGAAACAGCCTGGGCTTCTGCAACAGTTGAAGAGATACTTGCGTTTCCTTCGGGGGAACATGATGATGAAGTGGACGCGGCAACCCTTGCGCTGATGCGAATCAGAAAAGGTGGGATGTTGAAACTGCGTTCAGACTATGAAGACACAGAAATATATCGCCCATTTAAACGGGCATCTTATTATTAAGGGTTAATATGGAAAAAAGTTTATACGCAGCACCTCAAGGTCTAGCTTCAATGGTAGATGATAACGAACCTGACTTTGAAATTCAGATTGAAGATCCTGAAGCAGTGCACATTAAAGCAGGCGGAGTAGAAATTGATTTAGAGCCTGGGGATGAGAATGAAACAGAAGATCTTGACTTTAGTGAGAATTTAGCAGAGTCCATGGACGAAGGTGAGCTTGGGTCTATTGCGCAAGATATTATTGAAATGGTTGATGCAGATATAAACAGCCGCAAAGATTGGGTAGATATGTATGTCAAGGGACTTGACGTATTAGGCGTTCGGTATGAAGAGAGAACAGAACCTTGGAACGGCGCGTCTGGTGTATTTTCAACATTGCTTACAGAGTCAGCTGTTAGATTCCAAAGCGAAACAATTATTGAAACATTCCCCGCAGCAGGTCCTGTTAAAACCGAAGTAATTGGAAATGAGACGCCTGAAAAACTAGAAGCTGCAGACCGTGTATCTGCAGATATGAATTACATGTTGACTGAGAAGATGGTGGAGTATAGACCCGAGCATGAACGCATGTTGTTTAATTTAGGGTTGGCTGGGTCAGCGTTTAAAAAGATTTATTACGACACACATCTTGAGCGCCCGATGGCGATCTTTGTACCCGCAGAAGAGTTAATTATTCCTTACGGTAGTTCTAATATTAGAAGCGCAGAACGTGTAACTCACATCATGCGCAAGACCAAAAATGAACTTAAGAAATTACAAGTGTCAGGGTTTTACCGTGATGTTGAATTAGGAGAGCCTACACAAACGCATACAGATATTGAAAAACGCAAGGCCGATGAGCAAGGGTATTCACTAAGTGACGACGAGCGTTATCAGTTTTTAGAAGTTAATATTGAGTATGACTTACCAGGGTTTGAAGATGATGACGGTATAGCACTACCGTATGTTATTACGATAGACAAGGGCACACAAAAAGTTTTAGCAATTCGCAGAAACTGGGATAAAGGAGATCCTAATTGTGTGAAGCGCAATCACTTTGTACAGTACGATTATGTTCCAGGATTTGGGGCGTATGGGTTTGGTTTCATACATTTGATAGGTGGCTACGCACGCGCGGGTACATCTCTTATACGGCAGTTGATTGATGCGGGAACACTTGCAAATTTACCAGGCGGACTAAAGGCTAGAGGGTTGCGTGTAAAGGGTGACGATACACCTATACAACCGGGTGAGTTTAGGGATGTAGATATTCCAAGCGGTGCGATCAAAGACAACATCATGCCGCTGCCTTACAAAGAACCAAGTCAAGTATTAGCTGCGTTACTTGATAAGATTACCCAAGAAGCTCGTAGGCTTGGGGCTACAGCGGATTTAAATGTTAGTGATATGAGTGCAGGTGCTCCAGTAGGCACAACATTAGCACTTCTTGAGCGTCAACTAAAAACGATGAGTGCAGTGCAGGCTCGTGTGCACTATGCAATGAAGCAAGAGTTTAAACTCCTAAAGGACATAATCCGTGAAGACACTCCTAAAAAATACAGTTACGACCCTGTTGGCGCAGATCCAAGGGCTAAGCAATCTGATTATGACATGGTGGCGGTCATTCCTGTTAGTGATCCTAATAGTTCAACCATGGCGCAAAGGATCATGCAGTATCAAGCAGTTCTTCAATTGTCGCAAGGTGCTCCGCAGATATATGACTTACCGTTCTTACATAGGCAAATGATCCAAGTATTGGGTGTCAAAAATGGAGAAAAGATTGTTCCGTTACCGGACGATCAAAAACCTAAAGATCCTGTATCAGAAAATATGGCAATCTTAACAGGTAAGCCAACTAAAGCATTTATGTACCAAGACCACGATGCACATTTAGCAGTACATCAAACCATGATGCAAGACCCAGTTATGCAAGCGCAGATTGGGCAAAGTCCACAAGCACAAGCAATTATGGGCGCTGCGATGGCTCACGTTATGGAGCACATGGCGTTTAAATACAGGACCATGGTTGAGCAACAACTTGGGGCACCGTTGCCAACACCCGATGCAGAAATGTCTCCTGAAATTGAGGTACAAGTATCTAAGTTGGTAGCACAGGCATCCGCACAAGTATTGGCACAAAATAAAGGTCAAGCAGCGCAAGCGCAAGCTCAGCAGCAAATGCAAGACCCACTTATTCAAATGCAACAAGCTGAACTTAAGATCAAACAACAGCAAGCCCAGACTGCAGCGCAGAAAGTACAGGGCGACTTGCAAATTAAACAACAAGAGTTACAAATTAAAGCAGGACAAGCCCAGGCCCAGGCTCAAACACAGCAGGCCCAGGCTCAAACACAGCAGGCTCAAGCGCCCAATCCAATGATTCAAAACCTTTCGCAAGTGCAAGACATGGCGCATAAGCAAGAGTTACATAAACAAACTTTGGCGCATAACCAAGCTAATCTACAGCTCAACCAAGTAACTCAAGCAGCCAATCATAACCAACAAGTACGTCAAAACCAGACTCGACATATCCAAGATGTACAGCATAGAGAGTCACAAAATAAAATTGACAACATGAAAAAAATGGCGCAAGTACAACAAGCATCTGAACCTACTAAGAAAGATCAATAATGGAACACCAGCAACAACAGTTACTAGATTATTTAAATAAAAAATATACAGAACTTAAGCAGTCTAGGGCAGATGTTTTAGCTGAAGGAGTTATGAAAGATTTTGGTGAGTACCAAAACCTGTGTGGGGTAATCCAGGGCCTATCCCTTGCACAGCGCGAAATTATGGACCTTGTGCGAAATCTAAAGGAAGCTGAAGATGACTGAGTTTGACTTAGCAGCTATTGATTTATCGGGGATCTTACAAACCTCGGCAGAACAAAAAGCTAAACAATTACCCGAACCTAAACGGTTCCATTTGCTGTGCGTTGTACCAGAAGCGATGGAAGAGTTTGCAGATAGTGAGATTGGTATCGTTAAATCCGATCAAACCAAACACTTTGAAGAAGTGCTTACACCTGTTCTCTTTGTTGTAAAAATGGGACCCGATGCATATCAAGATAAAACAAGGTTCCCAAACGGACCTTCTTGCAAGATAGGCGATTTTGTAATTGTCCGACCCAACTCTGGTACGCGGTTAAAGATCCACGGCAGGGAATTTAGAATGATCAACGACGATAGTGTTGAGGGCACAGTGGAAGATCCACGTGGCATCACACGCGCTTCCTAAGGAATAAACATGAGTGATTTTAAATTTCCCGATGAAATAGACAACGATAGTAAAAAAGTTGAATCTAAAGAGGACGACTTTGAAATTGAGGTAATAGACGATACCCCTGAGGAGGATCGTAACCGTAAGCCAATGGAAGAAGCCCCTAAGGATATCAGCGAAGAAGAACTTAATAAATATGATGAAAGCGTAAAAAAACGTATTCAACATTTTACTAAGGGTTATCACGAAGAACGTAGGGCTAAAGAAGCCGCCTTGCGCGAGCGCGAGGAAGCTGTTCGAGCCGCTCAAGCAATAGCTGAAGAAAACCGTAGGCTTAAAGGTTCTTTGTCTGAAGGGCAGACCGCATTGTTAGAGCAAGCTAAGAAAGTTGTGCAAAATGAACTGGATGTAGCTAAACGAAACTACAAATCAGCTTATGAAGCCGGTGACTCCGAAGCGTTGCTTGCAGCACAAGAAGAAATGACAAATGCGAAGATAAAAGCTGATAAAGTAAATAATTTCAAGCCAGCCCCTTTACAAACTGATAATAATGTGGTACAACCACAGCAACAGGTTACAGATCCCAAAGTAACCGAATGGACTCACCGTAATCCGTGGTTTGGTCAGAATCGAAAAATGACCGCTTATGTTATGGCTGTCCATGAAGATTTAATAAACAATGAGCGTGTTTCTCCTACCAGCGATGAGTACTACCGTCGTATTGATAGCGAAATGCGTGAGAGGTTCCCAGATCAGTTTGAGTCTGAAACCCCCGCCGATGCGTCTCCTCAGCGTCAAAGATCAAATGTGGTTGCGCCTGCTACCCGGAGTACTGCTGCTAAAAAAATCGTACTAACCAAAACACAGGTTCAAATCGCCAAAAAGCTTGGAGTGCCTTTAGACCTCTATGCTAAGAAGGTTGCGGAAGAAAACAGGAGAAATATATAATGTCTGAAACTCAAAATCGCGCTAGCCGAGCAGCGGAATCTCGCTCAGTGGATGTAAGACCCACAATGTGGCGTCCTCCCGAAACGTTACCCATGCCAGATGACCGTCCAGGTTGGAAGCATAGGTATATTCGTACCAGTGTATTAGGTAATTCAGACCCAAGTAATATTTCTTCAAAGTTGCGCGAAGGATACGAACCCTGCAAGGCAGATGATTATCCCGAGCTAATGATGCATGCTTCTACTGAAGGTCGTTTTAAAGGCGGCATTGAAGTTGGCGGTTTGTTGTTATGTCGCATTCCAGAAGAATTTATTAAACAACGTGATACGTATTACGATAAAGTTACTAGATCTCAAATGGAATCCGTAGATAACAGCTTCATGAAAAATAATGACCCTCGTATGCCTCTATTCTCAGAGCGTAATTCGAAGGTTACTTTTGGTACAGGTTCTTAATTTTTAGGAGTTTTATATGGCATATCCTATCGTTCCTGCAGCTTACGGGTTAAAACCTGTAAGTCTGTCTGGTGGTAGAGTGTTTTCTGGTTCTACCAGACTCATTCCTATCGC